TGCGAACCTATTAATAGAAACTACAGACCCGGCTGATTTTGAATACATTATCGAAGAGCGTAACAGCAAAGGGGATCAAAATGTATACATAAAAGGACCATACGCTATGGCTGGTGAGTCAAACAAAAATGGTAGATGTTATTGCATGAAAGAGATGGCAAAAGAGGTGAAGAGATACACAGAGCAAATGATCAACACCAAGAGAGCGTTAGGAGAGTTGAATCACCCAACAAGTGCTGATGTAGATTTAGAGCGTGCATGCCATATGGTAGTATCATTGGACCCATGTCCACACAACGAAGGTGTATACATTGGTAAATCCAAAGTCCTGAGCACACCAACTGGTTGCATTGTAAAATCTTTGATAAATGACGGTTGTAGTGTTGGCATGAGCACACGCAGTTTAGGTAAACTGGTGCAGAGTGAAGACAATTCCGGTGTCAACATGGTACAAGACATGAGACTAGTGGCAATAGATTGTGTTGCTGATCCGAGTTTTGGTGAAGCTTTTGTGAACGGTATACTTGAAAACAAACAGTTCATATTGAGCACCAACGGACAGTATGTAGAAGCGTATGATAAGTTTGAAGCCGGCATGGCTAGTTTACCAAAACAAGACGTTGAAGACTATATAAAGAACAACATATTAACATTCATCGACAGTATCAAAAGAAAAATTTAGAATGAAAAAAACAAAGATAAAGAGTAACGAGACAAAACCAATATCACAATTCATACGTGATATCGGCAGCAAAAACTACGCTGAAGCGAAAAAATCATTGAGTGTCGCGATAGAAAATAAGCTTTTTAATCAGATAAGCGCACATAAAAACATAAATATTTTTAGAAATGAGTGAAAAACAAATAACCGATCAATTAAAAAAGGCAGCTAGCGATGTGTTAACTGAGGACACAATGAAAGAAATTGAAGAGTCATTCAATGAGTCTGTCAATGCGAAAGCTGAAGAGCTTGTACAATTACGTGTTGAGAAGGCACTAGTAGAACAAGACGAAGAACACGCAGTCAAACTAGAGAAGCTTCTAGAAGCGATTGACGATGACCATACCAACAAGTTACAGAAGGTGGTAGAAGCTATAGACAAGAATCACTCTGAAAAATTAATGGCACTTGTGGAAAGGTTCAAGAATGAAATTGACGGTGATGCTAAGACATTTAAAGAAGGTCTGGTGACAAACATAAGTGATTATTTGGATCTATATGTTGAGAAAGCCATACCAACACAGGACGTACAAGAAGCAATAAAGAACAAACATGCAGTGACTGTACTAGAAGGTTTGAGAAAAGCGTTGTCTGTTGATAATGCTCTGTCCAATTCATCAGTCAGAGAAGCAGTCATAGACGGCAAGAAGCAGATTGATGAGGCAACACACGCTCAACAACAACTCGCCAATGAAAACAAATTGCTCAAAGAGAATTTACGCCAAAAGCAAGCTCAGCTTGCTCTAGACAAATTGACTGACGGTCTACCATCCAGCAAGAAACGCCACATGCACAAAGTGCTCGAGGGTAAGTCAGCATCATTTATAAATGAAAACTTTCAGTACACATTGGACATGTTTGAGAAAAATGAAAAATCAAAACTGAACGAACTTAAAGATCAGGCAACCAGTGGCAAACAAGCGATAGATCGCCCCGTCAGCAAGAAACCTGAAGTTGTAGCCGAGAGTGTTGAGCAACAAATTGCTCAGCAAAATCCAGACAACAAACAAGACGCCAACCTGTTCAACAACTACATGGGAGAGTTGGGCAAGTGGTAACACTTTTTTTGAGGCCTCAAGGGCCTGAGTATGTAAGGAAATTAGAAATATGTCACAGGTAAAACCCGCACAATCATATATCGATGAAGAAAGAGCTGGAACACTTCTTGAGAAGTGGGCCCCAGTTTTGGATTACACTTCCGAAAACGTTAAGGCCATCACAGATGATCATTCTCGTTTGAACACCGCGATTCTCTTGGAAAACCAAGAAACATGGTGCTTGAAAGAGAACTCAGCTGGAGCTGGAGGAGTTTTCGGTTCCGCTGGAAGCATGGGTCACGGAGGCGCAATGACGCCTGCGTCAGACTTTTATGCTAACGGTGATGCACGTCTTCCAAAGATTCTGATTCCGATGATTCGTCGTACATTCCCTGAACTTATCACTAATGAGATCGTAGGCGTCCAACCTATGAGTGGTCCAGTAGGCCTTGCTTTTGCAATGCGCTACAAATACGAAACTGATTCTTTAGGATCAACTGGTATTGACGGACACACTTCTGGGGTACAAACCACCGGTAACAACGGCCAACCTCGTCAAAATGACGAGAAAGAGGCTGGTTACCAAAGGTTAGACACTCGCTTCACAGGTGCATCCTCTGCAGAATTGGATTTCAAAGACGATAGTGGCAATGCCATTGACGGACTTGAGATGATTGCCAATGACGCAGGTATTGCAGCTAAACTCGCAGATTATGAACTTACTGGTAACATCCCACAGATGGTTGTCTCTTTTGAGAAGACCGCTGTTGAGGCTGGAACTCGTAGGCTCGCTGCTCGTTGGAGCGTTGAACTTGAACAAGACCTTAAGAACATGAACGGTATTGATATCGATACTGAATTGACAAACGCTATGTCGTATGAAATTCAGGCTGAGATTGACCGTGAAATGCTCATGAGAATGGTTCAAGTTGCCGCCACCGCTGGTAGTGGAAAAGGTGTTAGCACCTGGTCCCCAGCTAGTGCTGACGGACGTTGGATGGCTGAACGTAATCGTGATCTTTACGCCAAAATTATCGTCGAAGCAAATCGTATTGCGATTCGCAATCGTCGTGGAGCTGCTAACTTCTTAGTTGCTACTCCTCGCGTTTGTGCTATCTTGGAAATGCTCCCTGAGTTTCAGTGGATGCAAGTTCAAGGTAACGTCAATACCCAACCTGTTGGAATTGCTCGCGTCGGTAACCTAGGTGGAAGGTTCAACGTTTACCGCGATACACGTACAGAAGCTCAATTCGAAGATGGCTCGGCCAATGGTGGTCGTGACACTCGTATGGAGTACATTCTTTTAGGCTATAAAGGACCTGAGTTTTACGACACAGGTATCATCTATTGCCCGTACATCCCCGTGATGGTACAAAGAACTGTAGGTCCTAATGATTTTGCTCCACGTGTTGGATTGCTCACCAGATATGGTGTAGTAGACAACATCTTTGGTGCGGATCTTTATTACCACGTTATCGTAGTCAAGAATCTCGGTGATTCGTTCACACCCGGCACTCAGTCGGTGTACTTCGGATAATCGTAACGATGTTCAAAGAGTCGTTGAAATGATACATACGACGAGAAGTTTTTAAACTCACGGC